TTTTCAGATTTCCAGGGTATGGGGTATAATCAATATATGTGCCAACACGTATATAAATACACAGGTCCTGGTTTGTGCGGGTATTGTGGTTTGGATACCAATGACCCTAATTGGGATAATATAAACAAGGGCTACTTTGAGTATAGACAAAAGGTTGGCTTCTTCTATAACACCAACCTCTGGTGGACAATCTAGCCACCATATGATAGAATATATATATGCACTTACTAGGACTAGAAATTCGACGGGATCGTAGAGAAAAACAATACTCTATGAAGAACTGTTATGGCTGTGGCAAAATACTCTGGGTAGCCAAAGCAAACATCAGAGCATATAACTATTGCGATAGTTGTAAGTAATGCCATTCTTAGAAAACCTCGAAACCTCCATAGCAGATAATGACGGTATGCCTAATAACGAAAAAGTTATAAACAATGGTTTGGCATTAAAGGTTTTTGAAGAAGAGGTTTGTGATCATTGTTCTTGCAAAACCACGGTAACTAATGAAATGATTGAGGTTCAAACCTCATTTGAGGAATAATGAATTACTTAGTTCACACAGATCCATACAATCACTTAAATAGAGGTTTGTTAATTCTTGCAATTTTAGCGGGAATAACAATCATCGCCTGGTATCTTAAAAAATAATCACCATTTCCCAATAGGACACTTAGCCTTTACCAGAGAAGTCTTTAACTTCATAAAACATCCACACTTCTTACACTGGTTTGTTGCTTTTCTAAAAAATTCACAGTCATTACAAATTTCCAGGCGGTATTCAGAGATTTCCTCTGGTGTTCTGGCCGAACCATTAAATAAATCCCAAACCTTAGCATCAGGGCCATTCTGGTCTTCACTCATACAAACCATTATACCCCAATAGCCGTGATATGAAGATATAACACATACTTCCCACATATTGTATGTATCATACATGTTAGTGGGTGGGAGGTTTGTTAACTCATTTTCGGCTTTTGTTTTGTTCCCGCCGAAAGTTATAAAATTAATGTTATAATTAGACTCATGACTCCACAAGACTGGGCTGGATTAATTTTAACGCTACTATCAATAGTCGGAGTTGTTGCAATCGGAGTTAGATGGATTATTAAAAAATACGTAGAAGATATTATTTACGAAATTAAACCCAATAATGGCTCGTCGATGAAAGATCAAATTACAAGATTAGAAAGTCAAACTGAAAAGATTTTCGACCTTATGGTTGAGCATTTAAAAGATCATTCTAAGTAACTATATATTATATATAAAAGATATCTTAAAAACCTATTTACAGTATATTCTTTTCTTTATATATTTTAAGTATACACTATAACTCCTGGATTTTTCGAACTTTACCCGAAAACTTTATAACAATTCAATAACAATTTTTATATATCTGGATTATAACGTTTTGTTACAAATATAATGTCTATTAATATATAATGTTATAATTTTAGTGCTGCCCCTAGGTTGCCCCCACCCCCCCACAGCGCCTAGGGGTTAGCATATTTTATGGTATAATCAAATATTATGTGCGTATCTACAATTGAAAAACATGGTGCAACACCAGCCAACATTCAGTGGACAGTCGTCCGTGGAGATAGTGCAACTCTAAAGGTAGAGTTTTTTGAAGATGACGAAATCACAAAATACGATACCTCATCTTGGACCTTTAGCGCAACCTCTTATGACTCTAATGGCGATATCCTAGATGAACTAACAACCATAGCCGATGATGGATATGTAGAGATTTTTGCTCCAGCATCTATTACTGCAAACTGGGGTGTTAATAAATACCGCTCAGTTGTAGCCGAACTACAGTTTGACCTACAGATCGTAATTGAAGGCGGTAGCGGAGAAAATGCAGATACAGTCTGGACCCCAGTAATTGGAACCATCTGTGTTTTAGGAAATGTAACTCCAGGTCTATAATGCCAATAGTAAAAATATCAGCCAAAAAAGATAACCTTCCACCAATTATAAAAATTGGGGCAAAAGTATTTAAAGTAAAAAAATAATTCTACCAAGGTTAATTCTTAATGGTATAATGAGTTAGGAGGAATAATGGCATTTCCAGGAACTTATAATTTTAATTACTACCGTGGCGACACATCTCAATTTGTAATTCGCCCTAAGACGGCAAATGGTCAGGCTTTTGATTTATTAAACTATACTGCCATTTTTACAATTGCAAATGTTCGTGGCGCAGGGGCCACTCAGTATTCAAATGCTCAAGGAATAACTGCGGTTGTAAATGCAACAACTGATATTGTTACTTGTACCATAACTCCTGCAGGAGGTAATTTGCTTAGCGCTGGAACATATGTTTATGACGTTCAAATTACAAACGGAACACAAGTTTTTACACTATTAACTGGATCAATTACAGTAACAGATGATATTACAGGTGCAGTGTAATGCCTGATGTTTTATTAGATAACGATGATATTACAGTTTTAGGTCCCCCAGAAACTATAGAACTTTTAACAGATATTGGTGCAACAGGAACTAGAGGCAGTCAAATATTTGTTGGCGTTGGCGATCCAAATGTTATTGAGATTGGGCAAGAACCAAGATTAAATGATTTGTATATTAATACATCACCAGGTGCAGATTATGGATATCTATACCAATATGTATCACAACCTGGAGGAGAAACTTGGATTGAGATTTTAGAATTAAACCCAACAATTTATTCTAAAAATTTTTTAACTACCTACTCTGGCGGAGAGGCTTCTATAACTATTCCTATTTCAGACATCGTTACTTCTACCGCTACACCATTAACTGCTGAAAATTTTAGTGTTCAATATAATATTGTAAATGATAATCCAGTTGCTTCTTCTATGAGCATACCCGCACTTGTCGGGGACGGAGAAGATTTAGTAATAAACTTTAAAGCAGTTGAACATAGAACAGATGTTGATTCTGGCCCGTATGGTGATTGGGCGGTACTGGAAGGTCAAGTAACGACACACTTACATATAACTATAATTGGAGTGGATGAAGAATCTTAAACTATATCTTTGTGATATAATTCTAGAGAGGTGATATATGGCAGCAGAATCGATAGGTACATTAGTACCAACTAAAATTCCAGGATTGTCCGACCCTGCAGATATTCAGGCAGCCCTACGTCTTTATCATTATGGCGACGAAAATTATAACCCCGCAAATGCTTCTGAAGGTTCTTTAGTAAACCCATCTATTGCATATACAATTAATAGTTTAAAAAATCAAATTACTGCTATTGATCTTTCAACTGCAATATTAAAAACAGACCTTAATGCCAAAGGTAACCTACTTTCTGCTTCAGCAGATAACACACTATCTGTTTTATCTGTTGGAGGTAACGGAACGGTTTTAACAGCCAACTCTGCAACGGAATCAGGTTTAGACTGGGCAACACCAGACGTTACACTTACTAATTCTGCAACACTAACCAATAAAACATTAACTGCTCCAGTTATAAATATTTCAATAAATCAACAAGCATCCTCTTACACACTTGTGCTTGCTGATAATGGAAAAATGGTTGAAATGTCAACTTCATCAACACTATCAATTCCAACAAATGCAGCGCAAGCCTTTGCAGTTGGTGCACAAATTACAATTCTTCAAACCACCTCTGGACAAGTAACAATAGCAGCAACAGATGGTGGAACAACAACGGTAAATGGAACTCCAGGATTAAAATTAAGAGCACAATGGTCATCTGCCGTATGTATTAAACGTGCCACCGACTCTTGGGTTGTTCTTGGAGACTTAGTTGCATAATGTCAAGACTAGGACCCGTATTATCATCTGCTGGTCGTAAACCAGGAACTCCAACAATTGGAACTGCTACTGCGGGAAATTCTCAAGCAACTGTAACATTTACAGCACCAAGTTATTTAGGTAAGCCAGATTCTTCTTTAACTTATACAGTAGTTTCATCACCTAGTTCAATTTCTAATACAGGGTCTGGGTCACCAATTACAGTTACTGGATTATCAAATGGAACATCATATACTTTTACAGTTAAGTTAAGTAATACTGTTTTAGATTCTGATTTTTCATCATCAAGTAATAGCATTACTCCAGCAGCCCCTGCACCATCATTCCCACCATCATTTGGACCTTCATTCCCACCACCGTTCCCACCACCATTCCCTGCCCCACCACCGTTCCCACCACCGTTCCCACCACCGTTCCCACCACCGTTCCCACCACCATTCCCTGCCCCACCACCGTTCCCACCACCATTTGCTCCACAACCATGTCCTCTTGCTGGAGGCGGATGCCTTGTTGGACCCATTGGCAACTGCTGCTACTATGACGGAGTATACACTAGCGGTGGATCTGATTATCAATGTAACTGTACAATTACAGCATTCTTATTCTGTCTGTGTTAATTTTTAAAATTGACTTTTAAATTTATAAATGCTATAATTTATATATAAATAAAGGGGGATATTTTGGCAATAAATAAATGGCAAGAATATAAAGATAAGTATGGAACTACGCCTTTTGATTTATTAAATCCAAATACAAAGTCGGTTGATACTGAAGTTAAAAACAAAAGGCTTAATATATGTATATCTTGCCCAGAATTAATACAATTAACAAAAACATGCAAAAAATGCGGTTGTTTTATGGAAATAAAAACAAGACTAGAGGCTTCGAAATGTCCGATAGGAAAATGGTAAGGCTATAGCGCTAAAAGTGCTATAATTAATATAACAGAAAAGAGAAAAAAAATGGCTACAGAAAATAGTGAAGTTCCAGCATTGCCAGAAAACTTATACTATATTGCTTTAATAATTGACAATGAAGTTGTTCAGGTAATTACAGCAAGTGAAAAATTTTATGCAATGATGATGAGCAATCCAGTAATTAAAGACGTTACTGGTCAAACTGCTATAGAAGGTGGAATTGTTCAAGCAGGAGTTATCTATAATCCAGAAACAGATACTTTTGCGTTACCAGAATAATAGATAATAAAAAATTTAAAAAGTTTTATTGTTTTTTATAACATTCCAAAATGCTGGACAAGTAAATCTATTCCCCGAAAGAACTTTGGTCACACCATGTTGATAATTAATGTCTCCTGGAAAAAATACAGCATCTCCAGCATTTAGTTTAATTTGAATATCTTGTATAGGAAAATAAATTTCTCCACCAACATACTCATCATTAAGATAAAGTAAAGAAGCAATATCGTTCTCAGGGTATGAATTAGAACTTCCATCAAGATTTTCTTTATCTGCGTGAGGAGGCTGCTCGTCACCTGGTCTCCAAATAACAACGCTTGGGACATTATCTTTTAATTCAACATCAAAAAATTTTTCTATAATATTTTTATGTTTTTTTTGATACATACATAAAATTTGTTCAATATTGGGATTAATTTTTTTAAGAATCTCGTTGTTACAAACACGGTTATCCCAATTATCTCCAGGAATTGACATGAAGGTGTTTAATTCTAAACAAAAATTTTTTATTTCTTTAAGGTGCTTATCAGAGATAAAATTATTAATGATTACTATATTATTTTTTGAATTGCCATAATATCCAGAAGGAATTATAGACCTTTTTTCGTTCATTTATATATTTTACCACATTCTCCATATCTAAAATCTAAAATGGTGTATAATTATAATAATCAAAAAAGGGGAGCCTTATGGAAACAACAAATCTTGAAATTTTAAATCCAGCAAATGGTGTTTTTATTTATAAAAATAGTTTAAATAAATCACTAAACCTAGTAGAAAGACTAGAAAACGTAATTAGCAGCAATCAAGATAAAGATCCATTCTTTAAATGGTCTGAAGCCCAAGTGGGAGACTATCAAACAATGAAAGATTATCGTGATTGCGTAGATTTTAAAGTTAGAAAATATGATATAACTAATAATCCATCTGTAGCCAATTCAGATTTAAAAAATATTTATGAAGATATTGATGTTAGGTTGCAATCATGCTTAAGTCATTATTGCTCTATGTATAACATTCAAATGAGATATCAAGAAGCGGTTAATTTTGTAAAATATGGACCAGGGCACCATTTTGGAGTTCATTCAGATCATGGGTTTAGTTATATTTGTACAGTTTCAACGGTCATGTATTTAAATGATAACTTTGTTGGTGGTGGATTATTTTTCCCATATTTAAATTATACATATCAGCCAGAAGAAGGAGATATTGTTTTATTTCCATCTACTTTTATCTATTCACATGCAGCGCTTCCAGTAGAAGAAGGATTAAAATATTCAGCAGTGACAATGTTTGATTACAATGATCGAGCACACGGAGCAAATGAAATTTTAAAAAATCGAACAACATCATAAATGTACAATATTGAAGCATACGAAATTTTTCAGGGAGCAGCAAAAATAGAGCAACTTCCAGTAAAAAGAGACTGGATGGATAAAACATTTGATGGTCATGCATATCGTTGTTTTCCATTATCCCTAACCAATCAAATGGGTTGGGGATTTTCATTTCCAAAAGATATAACCGTAATATGGGATGGAAACGATACAGAACAAGGAGATCATATAAAGGTTTTAGAGGGGCATGAGTTTGTTAATACAAACAGAGGGACTGCAACCTTAATCTTTAATATTGGATGGTTTTTTAAAACAGAGCCAAATGTTAGCCTTTTGTTTTTTGGACCACCAAACCTAATAGTTGACGGAGCCTCACCACTAACCAATATTATTAGTACAAGTTTTTGGAATTCTCCAATCCCAGTTTCTTGGAAAATTACAAAACCAAACGTTCCAATAACTTTTAAGGCAAACGAGCCTTTTATGGCAGTAATGCCAATCTCTCTCTCTAACTTAAATGAATCTACAATGACTTTAAATAAAAATCCATACGATATAAACGAATATCACAAAAAATTAACAGATTATGGAAATGTTATTTTAGAAAATAACAAAATTCCAAAATGGTCTGATTTTTATAGAAGTGCCACCGACCAACACGGTAGTAAAATTGGAGAGCATGAAGTTAAAAAAATTAAACTTTATACAAAAGACGAAAGGTGTAGCCATGTCTAAAAATGGTATAGAATTTTATTATGACGTTTTAGAAAATCCAGAAATGTTAATAGAAAGAATAAATAAATATGAATGGTCTAAGCCAGCAAATGTTAAAGTAGAGGATAGGTCTAACTCTGTCATATATTTTAACGATAAAGACAAGTATGAAGAAATTTTTAATATTGTAAAAAACGGAATATATAAATTTTTAGGACAATATAGAAGTATGT